CATAAGGATTCCGTTATTTGCGGTAAACGTAGATGTTTTTAATAAGTTACCATTCTATAAATTCTCCTGCCATAATCTGCCCTGATTTTGTAATTGAACACTGTGCGGCAGATGAAGTATTGCATTCAATGAACCCTACTAAATTACCTATATACATTGTAGATGAAGAATTCGGTATCCATGGTGTAGGAGTTGCGCTTTCCTCTAATTTGAAGTTTGTTGCATAAATATCCACATTTGTTTGCGTATACAGAAAATAATAGAATGTAGTATTACTTGTTAATGTTGGAGTTGTTAGTGATAATCTTCTCCATTTTCCAACATCTGAATATCCAATAGCATCACCTTTCCAAGAATAATCTCCACCGTTTAATTCATAATGAATTGCAGTAGCTAATGAGTTTGGACTATAAAAATCAACCGACATTGTGTACTGCTTACCAGAAGTTGCTGATACTATAAAATATACTCTATTATTACCGCCGTTACCTCTGACATGTAGAACTTTATTAGCACCAGTGAAGTTTGATAGAATCTCTTCAATACCATTATTTGTTTGATTTGTCATGATTGTAGTTGCACCGTCTGCAATAGAAATGAGAGATGTATCAAATTTAGTTATGATATTCTCTTTAACCGTACCGCCACTATACACAATTCCCTGTTTAGTTATATTTTCACTCAAATCTTATACTCACCTACTTTCCGATAAGTGATCTATATAAATTATAAAAGGTGTTACATGTATAAATAAAGTGGGAGTATTTGTAAAAGGTACTCCCACTTAAATGATTGTTTTATTGTTACGCAAATACGAAGTCAATCGAGTTCGTACTTGAATTAAATTGTATAGTTGCAGCTGTACCTCCAACCTGAACACTCTTAGTAGTTAAAACACCGTTAGTTGCATACACTTCATTATCAGAATATGTTTGCGGATTGGCTGCTTGAGAAGTAGCACCAATCAGAAATATCTTAGATGAAGTATCTGTAGATCCGGCAGTGTTTTTAGTGTCAGTATCTGTGAATTTTGCACCAGATGGTACAGAAGTCGCTATTGTATAACCGCTAGACTTCATTCCTCCTGTTGTGCCATTAGTGATTACTACTTGACCCGATGTAGGTGTTGCAGTAAATTGCCCTATAGCATTCCAAGATGTATAAGTACCATTATTTTTTCCACGAAAATACAGATTCGGAAAATCACCCATACCCATGAACAATTCTCCATTATAATTGGTACCACCACCCCAAGTAGCTGACAGTAACATACAACCATAACCACTTGTAGACAATCCTATATTAGAATTATTTGCCCTTGAGCAAAATGCTTTAACAGTTCCTGCCGAAGTCTGGCATACATAAGCTGTTCCTTCTTTATAAGTCGTGTCTTGATTCAGTAATGTTGCACTATCTGCGTTTCCAGTCAAATTACCGCTAAATGTACTTGCAACTGTTCCAGTGATAGTCATTGTACCAGAACCATTTATACTTATCTTCTGTGCAGTAGATCCACTATACGGAACAAGCTGTATTCCGGTAGCACCATTTAATCCCTTTACACCTAATGTACCTGCTACATTTATATCACCAATGGCTACATCATCACCTATGTTATTGTATGTATCATTAGCAGTATTGATAGCACCAGTCAATGTCCCACCGGATTTCTTCAAATAGGTAGTATTTATAGCATTCCCATCGCTATCTTGTGTTGCTTTGGTTGCAGAAGTTGCTGTGGCTGCATTCCCACTAATATTTGCAGAAAGTACATTAGTAGAAGGATTCCAAGTAAATGATTTATCAAATTTATTTTCCGTACCGGCTAAAGTTGTGTTCGAATACCAGTTAAAATACAATAGATCATCATTACTTGCATATGTACAAATTACATGTCTACCAGTTTTTGTATTGCCACCAATCCAACCACTAGCACCAGTATTGTTTATATGGATATCTGGATATTTTCCACAGTTAAGCCAACTAGCTGCTTGATTATAATTGGATGTAATCTGCCCAGTCATTGTTCCACCAGACAGTTTCAAATAGGTGGAAGTAATTACATTTCCACTTCCATCTTGAGTTGCTTTAGTTGCTGATGTTGCTGTGGTTGCAGACGTCGCATTTCCGCTTAAATCTCCGTAAAAGGTGGTTGCATACACACCTTTCCATTTACGATTTGAGTCACCTGAATAGTATGTATCTGTTTTATTTGGATACATATTTGCCTTATAGATAGCAGTTTTATTCCATTCTGAATGACCATCTGTTACATAAATACAAAATGCTTGACCTAAATAAGCATTACTTGCATTACGGTATGTAAATTGAACTTGATCTCCCCACTGATAATATCCAAATTGATTCGATTGAGTAGGGGTTGCTTGACAGTCTTTTACATACACTCCGTATGTGCTAATTCTTGATGTACCAGGAGAATCGTCATTTCTTACAATAAGTTCACCTGTGCTTGGATTATAAATTAAACCGTTAGATTTCCTTGCGCCTTCGGTACGAGTAGTATTATCTGCCGTTTCTGAAAACAGAACTTCATAACTAGCATCCGTAGTTGTAGCAGTCTGTCTTACTTTTGTATCAGTATTGCCGGATGATGGCATTTTGAATACAAATGATGTACCACCAGCTGTTAGTGCATAAACACCACCGTGAGCAAGTGTTATTTCGCTTGTATCTGTACTTGATGCAATAGATGTTGCAAATGTAATATCATTCGTGAACTGTGAAAGTTTTGTCGGTCTACTACTAACATTTCCCCAAGCAACGGAGTTTGCACTCCCAGCACTTGTCGCATAAGGAACTGTTATACTCTGTGCAGATCCGCTACTCGGTGTAAGTGTAATCTTATTATTCGTAGTATCTGCACTTAGAGTATAAGTGGTGTTTGTATTCGGATTACCAGGCATGGTAACTTTAATATCTGTTCCACCGATAGTAGCTATAGTAGAAGTAGTTGACCATGCAAGAGTAGCACCTTTGTTACTAACTGTCTGATGACTTGTAAGCGGAGTAATGGTGTTGGAACCCAGTGTAATAACTCCATTCGCTATCTTAGCATCAGTAATGCCATAACCAACTAATGTAGTAGGTTTACCAGTTATACCAGACCATGCTACATTGGTAGCCGTAGCTGCATTACCGGAGATACTACCATTGATCGTATTCAGGAATCTGGCCGCACCAGTCACAATAAGGTCACCCACATTCGCTTCTGTTATGCTCGCCGATCCTGTTGTAAGATAATTAGTGTCAAGATCATTTGTAGCAATAGCAGAAGAGGCGGAAACATTTGTGGTTGAAAGTGTTCCTGTTGAAGGATTGAATGTGAGATTATTATTCTTCCGTGCTGTTTCCGTCCTCGTTGTATTATCAGCAGTAGCGGAGAATAATACCTCATATGTAGCGTTTGTAGTCGTTGCTGTCTGTGTTACTAAAGTGTCTGTATTATTATCACTCGGCATAGTAAATATGTAGGATGTACCACCTGCGGTTATTGCATATTTACCGCCATGCGCAAGTGTGATTTGGTTAGTTCCTGTAGATGTTGCGATTGAAGTGGTGTGAGTATGTCCACTTGTCGCATACGCTGAGGATTCTGTATAAGCTGCACTCTTTAATCCATGCACAGGAACGGATTGAGCAGATCCACCACTTGGTGTTACTGAGAATGCACCATTCGTAGATCCTTCTGCAAATGTGTAAGTTGTATTCGTGTTCGGATTTGCTGGCATCTTAATAGAATCTACGGCAAGTCCGGTTACATGCCCCTTAGCGTCTCGTTTAATCGTTACTCCGGTAACAAGAGATGTAGAATTCCATGTTGCTGCTGTGGTACTACTTGCATCGGCATCCAACTGTGAACCTGTATTTTCAGCAGGAGTATAGTGATTACCTACAGACGTAACCTTTGTATCTGTGTTTACTGTATAGGTCGGTGCAGCCCAAGTACCATCTTCTCTAAGGAACTTAGTGGATTGTGACTGACTTGATACCGCACTTCCTTTAGGTGCAACACCGGCAGAAGATGAACTCACCTTTGGTAAATTGGCAGTTACAGAAACAGTATCACTACCAGCTCTCGTAAGAGTCATCTTAACCGGACTATTTGCCGAAGCTGTTGTATCATCTACAAATGATGCACTATTAACATACCTATCTGTATTTGTTACCGTCTCCGTAGCACTTGCAATTCCAGTTACATGACCATATTCATCCAATGTAATATCTTGGATGTACGTACGACCGGAGTTATTAACACTTGGCTGATTACTTGTATCTTCGTGTGATATGCTAACTTTATTTCCCGTAGCATTAAAGGATACCGTAGTAGCGTTTCCGTTCACAAAATCAACAGCACCGGAAGAAATACCTGTGCCAAGCTTTTCTGTACCATTGATCTTAATATTTCTCCATGTATCTTCCACATCATCACCAGAAGGTATATATACCCATTGATATGCAGAATCTATTTTGGTACTGACAAACATATCTCCGACTTTAGCAGCTTGAGAAGCATACGTGCCAGCCGTAATTACCTTGTAAGTCCAACCCTCATTAGAAGATGAAGCCGTTGGGAGAGAAGTGATAGTACCATTTGTACCAAGCGTTCCCTTAAATATCATTGGCTCCGGTAAGTTATCTATCGCAGTTGAAATTGCAGATGCTACCGCTCCAGATGTAACCAAGTCACCACTTCCAGATGTAACAGATGTGGTGAAGTTCTTTGCGGCTGCTGTACCAAGACCAGTCACTGCAACAGTCACCTTATCATTGGTTGCATCAGGTGTTAAGCTGATATTACTACCGGCAGATAACTCCAATGTATCAGTCTTCCCATCTGCAGCAATAGTCGTAGTTCCAACCTTTACGTTACTGAAAGCGTTTTGGTTAACTTCCGCACCACTTGCTATCCCGGCAAGTTTACTCTTTTCAGTAGAAGTGTAGTTGTTATCCGTATGAACGTAACTTGCATCAGATACATAGTCACTGTCATTTGTTAAGTCACTCGTTTTGGTAGGAACAGTAACATTGACTGCCTTGTTTGCATCTGGGGTAAGTGCAGTACCATTCACCTTTACTGATTCAATAACATTAACATCCGCACCAGCTTCAATACCATCTAATTTCTTTTTGTCATTTGCAGACATCAGACCGGATTTTGATTGTGTCGCATCAGCAATACTCGGAGTAACCTTTACTGTCTGTTTAGATCCACCGCTTGGAGTTACGGAAAAACCATTTGTACCATTCTCAAATGTGTATGTGGTATTATTGTCAGGTACCGTAGCTGTAGATAACACATTACCATTCTTATCTTTCAGCTGTAAAACATGTCCATCAGACGGATTCTGACCAAGGCTTGTCGCATAGGTTGTCCGAATATCATCGCCATCTTCATCGGCAGTTGCAGAATCTGCATGAGTAGCATTCGGTACAGCTATGCTGATAGGAGAACCAGAAGACGGTGTTAGCACTATCTTCCCAGTTGCAGGATCTGCTGAAAGAGTATAGGTAGTATCATTATCTGGGATAGTAATAGTAGTGTCATTTCCATCGCTGTCATGTAAAGTAAATTTATGTTTGTCTGTTGAATCCTGAATGAGTGTATAGGTAGTATCTTTTGCAGAGAACACTACACGATCTGATACTGCTGTTGGAGTAAGTGTTATATTGTCTCCTGCAACAATACTGAGTGTGTCTGTTTTACTATCTGCGGATAGGGTGGTGACAGTCTGTCCCTGAGTTACTTCGACAGCACTGAATGCGAATTGATTGACTTCGGCACCACTTGCCACACCATCCAGTTTTGTCTTATCTGTAGCTGACATCAAACCAGATGCAGACTGTGTAGCATCTGAAATAACGATGTCAACATCATATGTGTTTCCATCGTTATCTGTTATAGTTATTATGTTTGGGTTTGACGGATTACTGGAAATAGTGATATCTTTTTGACTGAATGTGAAAGTATCACCATTTCTTTTTGTTGCAGTAAATGTATTTCCGCTACGGCTTATACTCGCTATAGCGGAATTATCTTGGATGTAATACTCCGAATTATCTGGGAGTTGTAGTTCACTTAGCTTTTGCATATCCGGCATTGGATCAATCCTCCCGAAACAAATAAGTTTCTATAAATTAAGAAACTGTTATAGTTGTTGGTGTTCCTGTGAACTGAGCTTGTTCAATATCACCTTCCGGCGTATATTGACCAGATGCAGATACTGCCGAAGTAGCATTCTCTCCCTCCGCAGTAATCTGTGCAAGCGTTCCTGTAAACGTAGGTTGTGTGATTGTATCAACATCAACGGCAACAGTTTGATCTGCACCCTTTGTAGGAAGTGTTCCAGGACTGCCTCCAGTAATTATTAACTTTCCATCCTGTACAGTAAATGTTGGAAGTACAGGAAGCGTACCTACATCTGTGATACTATTGACTGTATCATGTGTAAGTGTCACATTTGCACCTGTATTTACACCAGCAGGGGTATAATCCACAGGATGCCCTGTAAATACTTGTGCCTCAGCCGTACCCTCTACGCCGATGGTTGCTTCGGTACCTGTAAATGCTTGTGCATTTACAGAACCTTGTGGCGTATATGGTGATGAAGCCGTATCCTTAAATGCAAGAGCTTTTAATGCACCAGAAGACCCATATTCGTTCCAATGACTTCCAGTCCACGCAAATTCAAGTTCAATTACAGGAGCATCAGGATCTACTGGTTCAGGTCTATATGTTACTACATCACCATTTACAGGTGTGTACGGTTCATCTTCACCTACTAGCATTATTGGAGATGTAGTTGAACCATCTTCAAGCGGTGTAGTAGTGCGACCACGGAAATGCATAACTTGAGAAATAAGCCGTTGCAACTCAGCAATAGCTTGACGGGCATAATTATCTCTCAGCCAATATTCATTTCCGGTAGGTAATTGTAACCACCAAAGTTCGGGAAGGTCAACAGGAGTAGGATCTTCCGTATCTGTGTCGTTTTCCAAAATATCTGTCTCATTCGGCATAAAGTTAACCTCCATGGTATTCATCATTTACAGTTATTCTTAATGTGTCGTAAATACAAGTTTTCCAGGTTGATTACTATCTACATAACATCGCACCTTATTGTTCCAGTTATCTTTATCTTGTTGTGTAACGTGAATTACACTATTATCAACATGATCTTGATAGTAATCTTCAATGAATGGCATATCTATCAAATAGCTTGTTCCATCTCCGACTTTTAGTCCAGGAATAAGTTGTCCATCTAAATTGTGGTGATCTGAATATACGTATACAGTACCCTTAGTGGATTTTAACTTAGGTTCACTATTCCAATTAGCGGTAGTGTCAATTAAGACCCTACCGCCAAATAATTCTGTACCTAAATAGATTTGACCTGTCTTCTCTATGAAGTATAATCCATTCTGATTTATATCTGCTGGAAGATGATCAGACTTCACATAATAGTGTTTGACTAATTCATAATCTTGTGGTCCTGACATACACTACCACCTCTTATAAGAAATCATTATCTTTCAATGCTTTCTGATATGCAGAATTGATATTTGCTATTGCGTGAACAGCCTTGTTGTTCTTGTATCCTGGGTGCTCATCGCAATAGTGTTCATATTCTGTGATATCCTCATTCGTTTGATCAAACCATTCTTCCGAATGACGCACTTTTAGTTTAATTTCATCCGAACCTCTGAGAATACGAACTCTACGAGTGTCAGCAACTGTTTTAAGATGCTCTTGACGAATCTTCTCGTCATTTTCATTCATCTTTTCAGATAAATCTTTTATGCTTTGATGCATCTCATCTTTCATCGTGCTTACGTTCTCATTTACAGATTTAATCTCCTTTGTTAGCTCTGCTAATTTGGAGTTCTTCGTATCTTTTCTTGTTATAAGGAACTGAATAAATGTGAACACTGCTGAACTACCTAGGATTGATAGTATTATAGTTAATACAGGTCCCATTACACCACCTCCTTACTAATGTTGATAATCATCAGGATCATTCACCTGTAACAGTAGATGCAAATACGAAACCTACTGCCTTTCTACCATTTCCAGGAAGTGTATATTCAATTCTCTTGAAAATAATTCCAGTAGTTGGGTCAGAATATTCTCCATCAAGTATCCTTACTGCACCAATAATATCATCAATCGGATGTTTGATACTCGGAGTAGCATAAACTCTTGTAGTTTTCTTTAAAGCTGCAGATGTTTTTTCAGCATTAGATGCAGATAGTGTTACAAGATTCAGTTGAGGTTCCGGATCAGTTGTAGGTGTGGGATCCAGTTCAGTATCTACAGATGTATCATCAACCGGGTCTACATCACTATCTGAATCAGCATCTACATCAGCGTCAACATCAGCATCTGTATTAGTATCCTGATCAACATGATCAACATCAGTATCAGTATCATTTGTTGTAACTGTGTAGAATCCATCCTCATTAGGATCAGAGATTGTAGCAATAGATTCATCAACAGCACCTTCCGGAATATTACCCTTAAATGTTCCGCAAGTGATTTCAACAATAGTAGCTGTATCATCTGCTTTACAGATAGCATCTACTTCAGATGATATAATACCCCCATGTACATAGCAGGCACCTTTCTTGGAAACATTGATTGCATTGTTACTTCCACCATCAACAGTTCCATAATATACTGTTATTGCACTATTTGTATTTGCATTTGTATAACCTTCTACACTAACGGCAGGACCATCACCGGCAACGGATGTGATAGAACCACCAGCTATAGTAAGGTTGGATTTCTTCTGAACATCGACAACAGTTCCGATACCGGTAACTATAAGGTTGCTACCAAGAGTAACAGATGTGTCAGCACCTTCAGTCCAAATTCCATCAGATACTTCACTTGTGATTGAGCCGTTTATAAATTTATAAGTACCTCCTGTAATAAACAGACCCTTTTCTGCTGAAATAGAAATGGAATTAGAATTAAGATCAATCGTCAGATTAACTGTACATTTGATTTCAGTTGATGATGTAATAGAAATGGAATCAATTAACTGGATACGGTCATTATCATTTGCGGAAGCAATCGCTTCAAGCAGTTCTTGAAGTGTACTTACTGTTGTATTCATTTTAACTCCTCCTAAATTTATACCATATTATCAATTCGAATCTTCCTCATTTCATCCCAGATTATGTTGGACAGTATTCTAACACGGGCTTTACGAGGTTCATCAAATATGTCCTTGTACTTATATATAAGGTGGTTCTTCTCCCTTGACTCCAATATAGTTTCCCTTGTTGCATCTCTAACTAATTTATCTTCAATATATAAAAGCCTGTCCTCTGCATAACGGAGATCAAGTGTTTTACGAATCTTCCTATACTCAAGATTCTTCCTTAATGTTTTAGGCTCTATCCCAGTAATTACCCAAGATATTGCCTGTGATTCCGTTATACAATTATGGACAGACTTCGCTCTATGTCTTGCTATTTTGCTAACATAGTCAATAGCCGCAAATATGCTCCCATCAAATGCTTCCACATAAGTATTAAATTTTGAATCATAACACCAATGCAACATTTACAATATTACTTTAGCTCCTTATGTGTATCAGAATAGTTCTTCAACCGGTTCCAAATCTTATCAAGGATATGTTTACGATTTTCAACACAATCATGGCTCCAAACAAGGTTCTCTTCTTCATACTTTCGGTTCTCTGCAAATGTATTGATCGCCCAATCAAGGAACTGCGGCATTGGATGCTTTGCAATATTGTCAAACAGCTCACCGTACCCATAAAGATCCTTTGTGAATGTATTTACATCATTTACAAGAATCTCAAAATCCACACCATTCAAAGACATATCAATAAGTTCTATGATTAAGAATACATCCGAACAGGAGATATATCTATCCTTCTTCATATTCTTAGTGTAACTATCAATAAATGGAATAAGTTCCGTTTCTACATTCAGATTCTTAATATCATACATCAAATCAAGCGCACTATCATTACACAGTATTCCGGTATCCCATGTGCCCATAACAACTTCCTCCAAATATTACTTCTGCATTGTCAATAGAATAGGTCGTCCTGTTATTGTAGAGAGTTCCTGCAACAAGGAATAATATCTCTCAACATCTGACACCTCTTTCAAATCAATATGTGACATATCTATAACATTATCAGATTCTCCATAAGATGGTTTAATCTGTCTTCCAACTAATTCAACTGTCATGTTTTGACCTCCATATATAATAAAATCTACAAGTATTGTAACGATTCACATGTCCTTTAACTGATACTGCATATCTTCCACCTGCTTAGCATCTCTTGGAGAATAGTTAGTTGCAGATCCATACCCGCCCTTACTCCGGTAATTCGAATGTCCCTTTCGTGTATTGGTCTTTACACTTTTACCTCTACTCATTACAGCATTCATTTCGTTGTTATTTGCAAGTTTTCCATAGTAGAACTCGTCCTTATCTAACCACCTATTCAATGCTTTCATTAGGCTTGATCTTTGCTTTATCTTTTTAGTTCTACGTCTTCTACGTTCTGAACGTTCCATACGAACCTACTTTCTATAAAAAACATCATGTGGCTTGTCCGTGTGTTTGATGCCTATGTAATGTTACATGTCGTAAATTCAAATCCTTACTATTGACAAATGTATTTTATGTTTGACACCTGTGCAATTTCATAGTCTACCAAAACGGATACGCCTAAACCGTACGCTAGTTTGACACCTATGCAATTTCATAGTATATCAAAACCTTTGATGATTGAATAGCGTCCAACCTTAAGTTTGACACCTGTGCAATTTAACATGTTATCAAAACTCTGATAGTAGATCAATTTCCATTGTCCACGTTTGACACCTATGTAAATTCACAGTATACCAAACTGTATAAGAACTCAGCTGCAAGTATCCTATGTTTGATACCTATGTAATTTCGCACTGTATCAAAACCGGAGTTTCATTCGCATGCAGGAGAGCCAGTTTGATACCTATGTAATTTCGCACTGTATCAAAACCTCAAATCACACATGTATTCAGTTTTGATAACATATTTTACAAAGGCTTGGTGAGTGCGTTACGACTAAATCTAAGTAAAGTCTACCTCACCATAAGGTTGTCAAATCAACCCCATATATAAATATTTAAATTTTAATTGTATGTAACAACATATTCTTCTGGTGAACTCTCCACCACCTATAGAGGCTGGTGGCTTCGTAAGAAGGTTGATATTTAAGTTTCCACCTAAAATTAGGCAATCCTTATTCTTACAGGCGTGTCCACTTCGCCGCTACCGTATAGGACTGTTAAATCCACAACGCTACTTTTTCTTAAAATATTCAACGCACCATTGACATCTGCGTTAAGTAATATTCCGTCAGCAGTTTTGTACAACCCCCTGCGTACACGTGTTCCGCTGAATTCATATGACTGCGGATTATCTGCATTGTATACGGGGATGTTATCATGATCCCAGAATGATGCTTGTGAAGTATAGCTTTCTTCTTGCTTGACAAAAATAATGCTGTTCAGTTCACAAAGATATTCCAGTTTGGAACGCAGTTTACCATATGGAATATTGACAAAGTTCTGATTGTTACGCTTGTCCATACTAGAATTACGTTGAAATGTTTCATTATATCCGATTACAAGCGTTCCAATATCATGAGCAATACAATAATTAGTAATTGTTCTTGCAGTTTTGCTCATATAATCGTTGACTGTTCTGTTTCTTTTATCAGCTAAGATTTTCTGACGATTTGTTGTTCTTCTTTTATCACCCTGTCTGTATTTGATACATTGCAGCCGTGCATTTTCTTTGTTGAACCATTGATTGATAGATTTAAGTCTTCTCCCATCAATAATGAATGATCTGCCAGTGCTTGATACTGCGGTTACAAGATTATTCACACCTAAATCCAAAGCAAGTGCATTGTTTTTATTAAGATTTCTTTGAGTACATTCAGTTTCGTAAGTATACTGAATTTCAAAGAACCTTGCTTCCGATTTTGGAATGATTCTGATTTCCTTGATATGCTTGTCAGCAAGTATCGGCGGCATTTTGATTTCAACAGGCTTGTGTGTTTTCCTGAATGCATTGGAATATGGAAGAATCAGTTTGTTCCCATTCAATCGGACAAATCCTATCACGAGTGTTGTGAATCCGTCTTTAGGAAGATACTGTGGTAATTTACAGTCTCTAAAAGAATATTTTCCTTTTTTCGCAAGTTTCAGCAGTCCGAAAAAACTTTTGAACGATCCGTCTACTTCTTTCAAAATCTGCTGTGCCATATTAGAGTTGAGCATTTTGTAATTTGGACTGTCTTTCAGCAATGCATAATTCTTTTCGTATTTCAGATATTCTCCTTCTGTGAAGTAATACTGACGGACATTGTAAATTGCTTCATTAGCAAGGTTTTTTGCTGTGTGGCACAATTCTCTCAAAATGCCGTATTCTTCTTTTGACAGATGTTTCACTTTTTGCTTTACCGTTAGATACATAGTTTTCCTCCTTCCTTTTAGATTTAGGACATTTTCCATGTATCTATTACAACATACATTTTACTGATTGTCAATAGTTTCAGTAAAAACAATCTGCATTCATCCACCACTTTTGCTTTGCTTAGAAGTGGTGGTATTCTGCCGAAAATTGGATAAAGTGTAGCACACTCTGTTTTCTTTTTGATACCTATGTAATTCCATACCTAAACAAAACATTATTCCAAGCCAATTAAATCATCCTCTCATTTGACACCTATGTAATTTAATCATCAATCAAAACTTCTGATAAGTATGCAGTTGGTGGTCATGATTTGATACCTGTGTAATTTCATAGTTTATCAAAACTATAACGTATTACCATTGAGTTTGACTATGTTTGATACCTATATAACTTTGCAGTCTGTCAAAACCGGTATCTTACCTAAGCCGTTTTCCACAGGTTTGATGCCTATGTAAACTCACAGTCTAACAAAACCAAGATGTTCCTGTCGATGCCATCAAGGAAGTTTGACATCAGTGTAATTTCATAGCCCAACAAAACGGATACGCAAATAAAACGAAAATGCTGCTCAGAGTTTGACACCTATGTAATTTCACAGTCCAACAAAATCCTCAGACAAATACCTGTTCGACACCTGTGTAATTTCATCGTCTACCAAAACTCCACAATGATTGACTTGAAATACCCCTTCGTTTGACACCTGTGTAACTTCATGGTTCAACAAACCGAACCGCTATCCAAATTACGCTTAGTTCGACACCTGTGTAATTTCACAGTTCATCAAAACAACATATGCATGGGAAATGGAGCCGCCAACGTTTGACACCTGTGTAATTCCACAGTTCAACAAAACGAATATGCGCTGGAACAGTTCTATCAGAAAGTTTGACACCTGTGTAATTCCACAGTCCAACAAAACCTCAAATCACACGTATTCAGTTTTGACAGAGCATATTTACAAAGGTTTAGTGAGTGTGTTATAGATTGGATGTTCAATCATACCTCACCTTAAGGCCGTCAAATCGGCCCTGTATATTAAATTTTACATCTCACAACAAAGTTGTTAAATCAATTTTTATACACCTCCAGGGCCCGTGGTTTGATGCCGATGATATACATAGTAAATGTAGTTGATGCCTAAGCATCATGTTGTATACGCTTGACACCTATGCAATCACATGATATTTAAACTATTTGAAGCTACAATGGCTTAGTGAGTGCGTTACGGACAATGCTGAGATCACCCTGCCTCACTTTATGGCTGTCAAATCAGCCTGTCAGTATAATAACAATTCTGTCGCTTGATATCTATGTAATTATCTGTATTCCATCAATAACTTTGATATCTACTAGACATAGACTTGATGAGTGCGTTATAAGCAAGAGAAATTTGCCATGCCACATCATAAGGTTGTCAAATCAACCCATTACAGTCATATTCTTCGCCTTGTTATAGGCATGACTGATTGTTTTTCCACAATGTGGACAAGTGAATGATACTTCCTGTGTCCATTCAAATACCTTAGGAATGACTTCTTCGGTACAGAATACTTCACCACATGAACTGCACACATTCCGGACTGTCCGAAGAACATCTGTCTTTTTATCCTGTTTATCAGTCATCTTACTTGTGGTTACAACAATACCCTCACGTTCTGCCTTATAGGTAATGAACTGTACTAACTGATAGTAAGACCAATTCCGAAGAAGTACAGGATAATCATCAAGATCAGATTTCGTTACATCCTCTATAACAATAGCAGACACCTTGTTATCTTTTGCAAACTCTACAACCATTTTACTAAGGTTATGGTTGTATGTCTGCACATAATTCTTCTCATAAGATTTATGTGTTTCAAGTTTTGCCAACTTCTTTCCACGACCATGCCCACCATTGGAATACTTCAAAGCTCTCTGAAGATTCTCAAAATGAATCTGAATATCTTTGCGTTTTGCTACAAGATCATTCTTTATTGATCCACCAATCTCGTATTCAGTATCATCCGTAGAAAGTGCAGCAACAAGACATTTATCGTATCCAAGAGCAAGTCCCATGATCTTACCATGCTCAGGTATATATTCTTCTGCATCCTTCTCGATCTTAACGGAAAGATTTAAAATTATCTTACCTTTGTTCGTGATCTGAATCGTGCTACCACAAACCTTATAATGTTCCGGATCGGTTACAATAGATTCCAAGAGTGACGGAAGGAACTTATCCGGGCCTTTATTTTTACCTGCACCAAGATACAATTTGAAATGGATTCCATTTACAAACTTAAAGAAATAGGCATTTACTGTCTTTTCTGTTCCATCATCTGTAATATAGGTATCATCCCCAGTATAAATAGTAATGAACCGACTTGGAACCATAAGTGGAAAATCTCTTTTATAAAAAGGTAGATTCCGCTCACCCTTTGCAAGTCCATTCTTCAAGGCTGTGGAAAAATCCTGCTTTACTTTCATACCACAGTTACCGGCCATACCCAAACCCTTTGCCTGTTTCATATCATATATGGCGGTATTTGTGTTCCGGAAGATCATCTTCATCTCTTCCTTGAAGTTCGGATCGTTGAAATTCTTATCATACTTATAATACAGGCATCCAACCTGTGACATATAAGTATTCAAGATACAATACTGATTGTAGATCCCATCACGAAGGTATTGATATACCCTATCCCTTTCTTCCTTATCACCTACCGGGAATAACTGAATCTTCTTCGTTGTGATTGTAGTTGTTTTCTTCTGCATACTCGTGTACTCCTTGTACTATTGATATTTTGTATGTTTTTATACTCTATATCCTATAACGATTTCAACTTAAAAATCTAGTATACCAAATTTACGAAACTCTTTCTTCCAAGCAACACGTTCCTTCTTATGATACATACTATCCCGTTTCATTCGAAATACCGGACCTTTCTCACCACCACGGTCAAGATATGTACGCTTGCACTTATTCTTCTTATTCTGACTTGCCATAGCACTCCCCTTTGGATACTTAATATTTGTTCCTTACAAGTATAAGTATATACTAATATTTATAGAAAGTCAATACCAAAAATGAAAATATTTTCTACAAAAAATCTTTCACAGATGACATTCTAGTCAATTGAAATCTTAGCAAACTTATCTATATCCTTTTGTGTATCTATATCACAAGTATAGTCATTGATTACTGTGTAGTTTGTGTAATCTATCTTGTTAATCGGTGTTTCCTTAACTACCTGCCAAAGCTCCCAAGCTATTGGTGCTCTTCTGAATTTCTTTTGATCTGCAAGTTTTCGGATCTTTATCTGTGCCTCTTGAAGATGCTCTTGATCCTGTACCTTAAATGCAAACGGCTCAGCCCACTTCTTAATGTAATTCGGTGCAAATGGAGGTGCAGAAGCAAAGAATTCGATATCATCCGTAGATGTGTTCATGATAATATTGATCGCATTTTGCGAGAACACAACATCCCCCATAAGGTAGCAGGCAGGCTCACCGATTTGGTAAAAGGCATCGCACCAATACCCGGAAGAATGTCCTGGCTGGTGTACTACCCAATTATTGTTATTCATCCATAGATAATTTATATTTATATCGTGACAATGTGCCTTTATAGATTCGACATTTGTTGATACATAAATATCCTCATGCGGAATACCAGATTTTTCTAATAATCTTGCGGTTCGCTGTATAAGGGTTTCACCATTTATCTTTACCAACTGTCTCGGCAATTCCCAATGCTCATACTTACCGCCTGCCATAATAATGTATTTCATTTCAGAATCTCCATTAATATATTAGATAGCGTACAATCTTTCATCAAAACATCATCTGCGGACAATCGCTTATACCAATCCGGTGTCCATGAATTATGTAGCATAAGCATATCTGTAGGATGAAAGTTAGTTAAATTATATTTATTGTTGAAGTACAGATCTACATATTTGCTGTGCCTTGATCTTCCTGCACAACGCATATAAGTTTCTGGCCAACACGGTTCTATATGTGAGATTGTAATGCCACTATGTACTTGTACATATGGATCAGTAAACATATTTCCAAATACATTCCAACATCCATCATGCTCTGTATGTGAGTGCGACAAAATTGAATCTTGATATTTTGCCCACGCTCTATACATATCTGCATGTGGTTCTGTATGCAAGAATCCTATCGTATGTTCTCTAGTATCCGGATATCCCATGAAATTCGATTTTGGTAATTCATCCGAGATCATAATAGTATCAGTATCTAACCAATATCCACCATGATTTCTGAGTACATGTACACGAATAACATCTGCAATCTTTGGTAGAGAAAAACTTCTCAGTCGATCTGTTAATTTCAAATTTGTATATTCATGCAGATTCGAATAGTTCAAAAGAACATAATCAAATTTCCATGTTTTCATACATAGTTGTATGTATCCAGGCATCTGACCTTCCCAAAATGTAAATATGTTCATATTAGTCACCTATTACTTAATAGAGTAAATACATCTATTGTTCCAGAAAATTTAGATGACTTTAAAAGTGAAATAACTTGATTCACCGAAGATCCAGTTGTAATATTTTCATCCACAATTAAGACACTATTAGAATTTATTACATCTTTCGCATCATCAAATCTAAACATGGGTGCAATCCACTTTCTGAATCTAGATGCAACTCTACGCATAGAAAATGTACCAGATTTCTTTTGTGGATCAATATATCTCCGCTGAATGTTATCTAATAATAAGGATATATAATTATCAGATCTACCCTGACGCATAAGTTCAGATGTAGCTAAATCTTTATCCAATTTCAAATCGTCAACACTCAACTTATAAGTAGATACTACAGGTGCATCAAATGCTTCTGACAATTTATTTGCAAGAATAGAAGTTAATGCAGAAGAAGATGCTACAGATATAATATAGTCATAATTGGATTGATTGTTTTCAACAAATTCTTCAACACATCTATCAATCATTTCTTCCACACCAGGTGTAGAATAACCGTCTTTGGTTTTTATCCAAGATAAGAATTGTCTGCGAATTGATTCTTCTACATCACGTTCAACTTTGTACCCAAAGTATCGTGTATTGCCATACATCCTGGTTTTATTTATATGTTGTTTAGATAACTTTACAATATCACCACTTTCATCATTATCAAAATCAAACATATATTCATTATCATCGGTTACACGAATTCCACCGAATATACTAACAGAAGATTCAATATTTTCATAATTAACCAAAATTTTAGTAAACTTCTGCTTTTCGGCTTTCTTAACAGTATCATTAGTTCCCCTTGTTTTAGGACTCACGAATGCTACAATAATTGGAAAGTCTGATTCAGATGCGTAAGAAATCATTTCTGAATTACGAATAGGCCCTGCGGCCCTACCATACTTTTTCCATTGAGCAGGAAATACACTACACAAAATATTATTATTCTCCGCATATTTTTCACCAAGTTGATCTGCACCAGAACAATGTCCACTAATAATTTCAATATTATCAAAATCCAAATCAAATTCAGCTAATAATCCGTCCATAGTTTCTTCAAGACAATCATAATTATCAAAGTGTCTTCCACCGCAAATAATTACCCTAGACTTTATATCATTAGAGTGCGCTAATTTTTTCATACATCATACCTCCAAATCAAAATCTATCTTCACTAATCTATTCAGCAGATATAGATAACTATCCGGTGTTCTCTGTCTACCTTGTTCCCAATTCTGTAATTGTTGTACTCCAAGATAGTATTTTGCTGCGAACTTTGTCTGTGATAATCCAGTAAGTTTTCGTAGTTCCTTCACAGGAATAAGATTCTCCATTATCCCACCACCTTTCTAATTATATGTTATACTATAATTTCGTATTTGTCAAGCATAAAAAATAAGACCCTTAGAGTATTCCAAGGGTCTTACTGATATTTTATTCAAATCTTGCAAGTGTATATGCAAGTTCTGTTTCAAATGAATCCTTAGCTGCCAATAAGCATTGCTGAATTGTGCCATCAAAGTTGCAATAATACAAATCAATAGTGCATATGATGGTTGCAATATCTTCCCTAAGTACATCAAGTACAGATTCTACATTATCTCTATCAACAACATCTGCAAGTTTCATTGGATGTGGTGCATATCCGAATAACTTATAATGTTCAACAGATAGTTGATCAATAAGACCATTAGACATCCACATATAAGAATCTGCAATCGTCTTTATACTTGTGTAATTAGGACCAGTTACATTCCAAGATGCCCACAGGCAATCTAATGACAAGTTGTATAATGTACGGAGAATGTCATCTATACATGTATCCATACTGACTTCAAAGTAATCACAGGGAACTATGTCATAGTTATCCCCATCTATTTCTACAGAATATGATGCAGGTTCATTCTCTGGAAGAGAATCTACAAAATCAGGATTTTCTACTATATTGGATACTAACTCCGTAGTATCTGTAACATTACAAGGTGAATCTATGGCAACCAACTGAATATCCATTACATCATTTGCTACTACTTTTTGTAATGTAACTTTTATATTAGTAGATAACTGTATAGGTTGTGTATCTTCCACAGTTTCATCAACACCTAATTTCTCAAACAGCTTCACCATCTCGTCATCTATGGTATCATTAACAGTTTTTTTGACTAACTTCGCAAACTCTTCATTTGTTAGTTCAGAAACATCTATATCTTCACTCAGACTTAACTTTACAGCTTTATCAACAACTGCCTTTGAGTTATCATCTTCTTTTCTTCTCAATGCACAATCAATGATTGCGTAATCATCAGAACATCCTACAAGTTTTATACCAAATATATATGGGTAGTTACCTTTTTTCTTTTGATCTTCAGTATAATCTCCGGCTGTTAATACTTCCATATAATCCCAACCGCTATCAAACTTAACTTCTTTACCATCTTTCCCATTAGTACGTATCTTCTCAACAGTATCCTCTGTAAGAACCTTGTCAAAAGTCTTATTGAGGGATTTAAGAAATGTATCAAACAACTTAGCACCTGTATTTAAAATAGTAGAAACTAATCCAGCTTCTACAGATTCTTTACCATCAGTAGATTCTGAATCATAAATATAGTCTTCAGGATAATTCTCCCGCATGTAGTTGGATTCGTATTCATCATCCTGCCATGCAAAATTAATCCGTTCTTTCAAATTCTGATAAGTTTCATGATCAAATTCATCCCAAGTGGATTCATCAGGATGTTGTTTCAACCAATCTTCTAATTCTTTTTCCAATTTATATGGATCTTCATACTGTCTATACATGGCAAAATTTCCTTTCAACTTACAATGGAAAAGACCTCCGGATGAAATCTATTCACCCAAAGGTCCCATCCTCTACCAATTATCCAATCTAAATGGTTGATTACTGTGTTTTCTTAGACTTCGGAACTACACGAATAGACTTAGAAGCCTTTACAGGTCTTGTAGCTACAGACTTACGTGATGCGGAAACAGGACGACGAGCTGGCATAGGACGACGAGATGCAGAAACAGGACGAGCCATAGGTCTGCGAGCACTCATAGGTCTGCGAGATGCAGAAACAGTTCTCTTACCACGGAATGCTCTATTAGAAGATTCCAGGATTTCCTCGTCACCTTCAGCGGATACAGTGTACTCTTCTACAGTCTCACCCTCGCCTACTACGAATGTAACATCATCACCTTCAGCAGTAACTTCTACAGTCTCACCAGTAACCTCTGCTACAAGTTCTGCTACATCCTGAGCTTCAAACAGCAGTTCAGATGCCTCCGGTGCTACTTCAATCTCTTCATCAGCCATAATTCTACGATTCTTAAGCATAGGTTGTATCTCCTTTTCATAAAATTAATTTAATACTACGAATTTGTTTTTTCTTGCTTCCAACTCTTCATGTATCGATTCAAGTTCAGCATTGGCTTCTGCAAGTAATGCTTCACCATCAAGTGATACATTTGAACCATCTACTTTATATTTTGACCTTGAACGACCAATTGCCTTTTTCATATTGGCTTCGCTCATACGGATAAGATAATTTATCCAAGTCTCATTCTTTATTTCGGATACATCCTGATAATCAGGTACATATCGAATAGTTACTACAGATGGACGTGGATCTCTGTGAGCACAATATACTACTTGGTTGTCCGGATCATACTTCCATTGGAAATCCGTACTAAGTGTATTTCTTACTTGTGCCATAGCCATTTCTGTCATGATTGGGTCAATGTTAATGGTGCTTGTATTTCCGACTTGACTGTAAGTGTTTACAGCCGCTGCCACTTGGAATACATTCCCGCTATCAATAGTACTCATTGTTAACCCAATCCTTGGAACTGCAGCTTGTACATACAGTACATTAGTTGTATGTATTCCTACAGAAAGTAAATCTATTCGTGTGCTAAACGGCACTGTCTTTTCCACAGGCGTTTTCATGTATCGCTTCAGTTCCCTGAATGCAATCATTACAGCTTTTTCTACTTGCAGTTCCTCGACATTATCATTAGTAGGGAAGCCGAGCATAAAACTTACCTGGTCGACTATCTCTTCCATTCTCATAATGCCCGACCTCCTATACTAATAATTTCTGAGATTACTCAGTATCTGTGTCTGTGTCAGTATCTGTATCGGTGTCAGTGTCAGCTTCCGGTTCCGGACCAAACTTCTCGTCACCAACCTCGATGTAGAATCCCTGCTTCCACATGTTGCGAGCCATCTGAGTCCAATAGATCTGCTCTTCATAACCCTCAATCTCAAATGTGATACCAGTATTCTCTGCACCTGTCTTAGATGCTTTGTAAGCTGCAAGCTTAGCAATCTCAAACTGTGCAAACTTGCCAGTGAAAGAAGCCTGCGGAAGAAGTCCATCTACAGAACCCCATCCTTCAACATTAGTAGCATAGATGGACTTGCCATAAGACTTTCCATCACCTACAGAACCTTCATTCTTGTAACCATCTGTAAATACAGGAGTATCTACATAAGAGTTATTCGGAAGGAAGTAACGTGCAATCTCAGCACCATTGCGGATCTCGTCTACAATTGGACCAGTGTAAATAATCTTAACTGTTACTGCTGCCATGATATCTCCTTTCATTCACACAAAGTGAATTTCTATGTAATGTAATTGTATAAGCTCTCACCCTCGTCCAATTACCTACAATTATATATAAGGTTGAACCATATTTGGCAATTTTATAGATAATTTATCCGCTATAGATTGATCAAAAAACTTTGCTCTTGATGGAAGTTTTCTTGGTGCTTTCTCAGAAGAAGTGGACCAACCAAGAAGATAATCGACATGATCTACCAAATTAGGCTTTGCATTTATATAAGGTGCATCAGGTACACACTTTTTCAAGTATGTTCTGAATACCATATCATCCCCACGATTTGTCCTTTTCCATTTATCATACACCCCAGACTTTGAATGATAAAAATTAAATGCACACCCACTTGCAAGTTGGTCTGGAATCCTTATACATGGAAATGATAACCACATTTGATTTCTTTCCGTTGCAGGATTGTTGAAATTCTCCTTCTTGCCATCATCGTATCGTGTACAGATTCCACAGACAATGCCATTGAACCAATCGTAAGATTCTGCAAGTTCTTTAAAATTATCCGCAATTACAACATCATCTTGTAAATGCCAAGTGTGTCCGGATCCTTCACACATACTAAATGCTTTCATACATGCGTATACACATCCCAAATGATTAGAATCCAGGAAAATATCAATATCATCAATCCCCTGTGCCTTTAAAGATGGTACTAGAAATTGATGAACATACCAAAGTCTTTGGTTACATGCATGAATTAATACTTTCATATGATAATCTTCTTTTCTGCCGGTGTATCTTTTACGATAGATATTTTTGCTTTCATTCCATCAAGCATTTTTAATGCGTCATCAGCCTGCTGCACAAGGATATCCATATCTGAAAGTATACCTATTTTCGGAACATCCGGGTATATAGCATCCAAGTATTGAATTACACTACTGACACCTTCAGCATAACCATCTTTATCTGGGAACATAATAGCAATCGTATCACCTTCTGATAATTCAAAGGTATCTAATGTTGCACACTCATCATCTGACAATTTCTCAAGTTTGTCTTTCACTTCCCAAGTCGAAACACATTCGTTAAGAAGTCTAGTTATTACTTCATCTGAATATAGTCTATGCAAATGTAACACCCCCAAATCGTTATAATAATAGTATTCTACCATTCGGATAGAAAATTTTCAACAATTTACAGAATTTTTCAAAATAGTTGTTGACATATATACTTATATGCTATATACTTATAAGTGTAAAGAACAGATCAAGTATCCAAAAGGAGGGTTCTAATATGTTTACACTTACAGTTGTTTGGTTTGATGGTGACAAGGCTGAATACAGATACGAAAATGAGCAGGATGCTCGTAACGGTGAAAGAAATATGATTACTGCTTTTGGTAGTCAGATTGCTTGGACAGGAATTCGAAAAGAAGTTTCTGTAGCATTCTAACCAATAATAAGATTCTTTAAAATTTATATGTCTTAGCGAAAAATGAGAGGGGATAACTGAAATGAAAAGTGAAGCACAAATTAAGGAAAAACTTGCTGAACTATATGACATAGCTAAAGAAGATGATCCAACTTTGCAAAAGTATGTTGAGCCACCACTTATTAAAATCAAGCGTGATTCACTCAGACTAGCAATTTATGAATTGTTATGGTGTTTAGATATACTAGGATAAAAGAAGGGAGTCATGGAGGTAAAGAATAATGGGGAAAAAGCGTGGAATGGGTTTGATTGAAGTTCTTACTACCATATTTATCGTCCTTAAACTGTGTGGATTAATTGATTGGTCATGGTGGTGGGTACTATCTCCAATATGGATTTCATTTATATTGCTTGTTATTTGGTATACGTTGTTTGATTAATAATAAAATAATAAGGAGGATTATAATTTGGCAACATCAGAAGCATTAAAGAAAGCTATTAGAAAATATGACAAGGAGCATACGAAGCAGATCCTACTAAAACTGAATAAAGGGACAGATGCAGATATACTACAAAAACTAGATAAAGTTGATAATAAACAGGGATATATAAAGGGTCTGATCCGGGATGATATAAAATCTGAAACTAAAAACAGCAATCTACATGCACATTCAGAAAATGAGGTGGTAAATGATGCGGATAAACAAGACGACATTCGAAAAACACTATGACTACATTACAGGAATTGCACCTAAACTTATAGAAGCTGAACGCACTGTAGATGAGATCAAGCATTCAAAAGAATGGAAAGAAGCCTACGGATATTTCCAGACACTATATAACCGTGGGCATTTAAAAGAGCGTCCTACTCAGAAAAATGGATATAAGATAATCGCCGGACGTAATATGGTAAGCATATCTGATATAGAAGACATACTTACTGAAGAGCAGTTGCAGATTATCCGTGAAAGAATTTTGTAAAAATATTTTCATTTTTGGTATTGACTTTTTATCTATATTAGTATATACTTATACTTGTAAGGAACAAATATCAAGTATCCAAAAGGAGGGTTCAAACATGTGTACAGAGAATATGGATAAGATGATTGAAAAGATTAGCAACCTGCTTGACTTGGCAAATAATAATCCTAATGAACATGAAGCATTAGCCGCTGCTCTGAAAGCACAAGAGTTGATGGCTAAGTATCATATCGAACTCACAGACCTTGACCATGATGCCGGAGTAGAAATCATAGAGGAATCATGCATGGTAGATGGATCTGGACCGTCGAAGTGGAAAGCAAAACTGGCAAACATTGTCGCAGAAAACTTCTGCTGTAAGGTATACCACAGGGAAGAACGTGGCATCTTCACTAAAATGACAAAAAATTATGTAGTATTCTATGGATATGAGCATGACGCTAGGATTGCAAAGGAAGTATTTACGTTCCTGTTCAATACCGGTATCAAACTTGCAAGACATGAATACTATGTAGCAAAGAGATCCGGAAAGTACACAAAATATGTGATGAACACCTATCTCATTGGGTTCTGTGAAGGAATCAGAGAAGTTCTTGCAAAACAGTGTACAGCACTTATGGTTGTAACACCGAAAGAAGTAATTGATTCCTATAACGAAATGTCACATGGATTTAAGACAAAAAGATCAAAAGTAACCATTGGTGGTGATTCTGGAATCTATGAACGAGGGATCCGGGATGGTAAGGATGTAGCAAATGCAAGATCCATAGAGCAGGCAAGTTGAAAGGGGTGCAAATATTATGACGAAGAAAGAACTGTGTAAGATTTTTACAGATAAGGTAACAGAATATATCGAAAATGAATATGTAATCACTCCGAATAGTTTTTCAGGATCTGATGGAACAAGTCGTGTTGATCTTGTTAAAGATGATAGTTTTATCAGAATTTATATGGATGAAGAGCCTGATTTTGATTCTAATGTAGATAAAATTTACATTAGAGTTGCAGAACGAAAACTGATCGGAAAAGAAAAGAAAAATATCTACAATATGGATATTGTCTGGACAAAGGAACTTACAACAATCTATGAACTTAGTTTCATCACCATCGGTAAGTACAGACACCCATACTATGTTACAGAAGAAGAATATGCGGAACTTAAAGATAAGATTGCGGAAAGAACTAAACGCAGATATGAGAAATATGCATCCGCAGTACGGAATATCTATACATTCCCTGATAGTGCAAAAGCAAAAGTACTTTCATTCATTCAGAGTAAACCGAAATGCAAATCTGTAAAACTGAAAGATATTGAAAAAGTTGAAAAGCATGTATATGATGACTTCGTAACCTACAAAGTTTACTGTAGGGGTAAAACTTATGCACTTAACTGATGTAACTTGAATTTACTACATAAAAATAGAAATTTTTAAACACTTAAACATAAAAATAACCACTCAAATGATATATGAGTGGTTATTTTTTTATTTGTATATTTAGACGAGGGTGAGAGTTTTTCGTCTTATATTGTTTGGTGATTCTTAGAATACACCAAGGATCTTACCAGAAACTACGGTCTCAGGTACAGTTACCTTCATAGCGTACATCGTTGCAGTTCCCTGCTGTACGGAAGCATTTGCCAGACCAATTGCATCTGTAGAAACAATCGGCATGTACTCACCATACAGAGCAGAGTTACGACGAATGTCATTGCTCTTGCAGCACATTACCCAAGTATCCGGATTGTAGTTCGGATCGCAATATACTTCAAACTGATCCAGAGTACCGGACTTGAACGGACCAACATTATCTGTAGTAGCATCTGCCTTAAAGCCATTAATCATGCTGATGTAGGAATTTACATTCGTACCAACAATCAGACGGTTCGGCTGGCTAAGACGTGTTGCCTGATATACAGATGCAGCTGCCTGTGTCAGCTTCAGTTTGAACATATTGAGGTAATCAGAAGGAACTACTGCACCAGTCAGTACCGGAGATGCATCCCAGTTGAACTGAGGCTTGTAAGATGCTACTCTTGCAAGCTCTGCAAAACCTGCCGTATTGATTTCAGCAGTCAGTTCACCAATAGCAGCTTCCTTTGCAACATCAGCAATATTGGAACCATACTCCTGCTGAGCTGCGAATGCCGCATAGATTGACCAGTAGCAAGCAATCTCATGTGCTTCTGCTACAAGGTTGAACTCATCCAGCGCGAGGTAACCCTTAGCCATCTGAGCACCATACTCATAACCATAACCACCATTACCAGGTGTTCTCGGACCTACGTTCTCGTTATCATACTGATAGGTAACCTTTACATCATTACCTGCGGCAGGTGTAAACTGACCGGAAGTGATGCTTACAAGACCTGTAGAGTAATCAATATATCCGATAGCAGTCTTTGTTCCAGCATCAACAATGTTACCATTACCATCATCAACATAATCAGTAACATTACCAGCTGCGTTGTACTTCAGAGTTACAGTGTTCGGAAGAACAGGTGTATAAGCTACTGCAAGGTTATCTGTAATTTCAGTACCCTCTGCCATCAGCTCATTCTTAACAACACGGCCTGTGAAGTTAGGATCGATACCCTGACGGTTTACGAACGGACTAGACAGAACATCACCAGCCTTTGTCTCACCCTTTGTATTCTCAGCAATAAACTTGAAGTAAGGAACAAGTTGCTGACGAGACCGCATTGCTACAGAACCATAAACATCCAGAATAAGCAGCTTCTGAACGAACATCGGAAGCAGTTCCAGGAAATCCGGACGAGCCATGATGTTGGTAGTATTAGTTGCAGCAGTTACGGCAGAAGCACCTCTACGCATATTGGTTTGAAGCTGACGAGCGAACTGTCTCTGCTCAGGTGTAAGGCCTGCAAGTTTCGCATTAGATACAGATGCCTTACGGTTCTGTACTGCTGCTGTGATATTTGTCTTTGCAGTAATCGGACGACGCATAGCCGGACGAGTTCCAAAAGTAGGACGAGCCTGTGCTACTCCACGAGATGCAACAATCTTACGAGTTGCAGGAGTAGCCTTATGAATAGTCTTCTTAATAGCCATAATACTATTATCTCCTTTAACTTAATATTTTATAATTTTTCTCGATTCTTACAATGTAACAAGGTCATCATCATTATCAGAAAAATCTCCAACATCAATGAAATCATCATCTTGACTTACGGATTGTTGGGAACCTACATTAGTTGAACCAATAATAGATTGTAATTCTCTGACAGATGTAGCCGAAGTCACACGCACATCTTCGAGGTGGACGCCAATTGCGTTTGCGTATAAATTAGCATACGCATCCTGATATTCTTGTATCAGTTTAGTTGCCGCCGACACCTCTTGTTGAAGTTTCTTAATCTTTGCATCCAGGTTAGATGTCCGACTCTCCGACTCTGTAGCTGCTGTGACGGTTTCACGTAACTCAGTACGAAGATCAGAAATGACAGAATCTTTTTCATCAATGTCATTAGCGGTGGCTTCAATCCTCTGCTTATATATAAGGTTGGACGTTGAAAGTGATTTATTTTCTTTAGAAAGTTGTTCATTTGCAGTAACTAAATTACTCATTTTCTTGTCCAACTTAATTTTTTCATCTTTCAATTTCGTGTTAGTTGACTGCATTATCTTGCATCTTTTCTTGGATTCATCAAGATCAGATTTAATAGATTTCATTTGAGACGCAGTAATTCTTTCAAGTGTTTTAATCTTTCTACTTGCAGAAGACTCCATAATAGCAATATGATTGTTCAGCATAGAAACTTCATCATTAAGTGATGCATTTATTTTTCTAAGTTCAGAAATCTCCTTATGACTAGATTCACTAAGTTTATTAAATCTATCCCGTGAATCAGCCAGTTCATTACGTGTAGAAAGATATAATTGTGTGATCCCTTCAATTCTCTGCTCTTGAATATCAATATCTTCAGATTCATCAGATGTATCTTCAGATGATTGTACCTTACAATTTTCAAGTTCTTTCTTCTTAGCATCAATCATCTTGTATTCATCAGACTGCTCTGCAAATTGAGCTTGAATGACATCAAGTGCTTCCGAAGAAGTGATAGATTGCAGATTTGTACGAACTGCCGCACATACTGCTTTGTATTTAGCTTGCTTATCCGCGTCAGTGGAAGCTGCAATAGCAGTAAATTCTGGTACAGATTCCGGATATGCTGGAAATGCCACAATGTCAAATCCACGGAATACAAATGTATCAGGATCTACAGAGTTATTGTAAATATCACCTGCACCTCTTACAGAGATACCAAATTTTACTCCGGCATCAATGAATTTCTTTACAACTTGTCCTACAGGCGTATCAACAAGATTGAATTTCCCATAGATTTTACCATTGTCATCAATATGCCCTTCTGTCATTACGATACAAGCATTACGGAAGTCCATACAATTAGGATCTTCAGGATGTCCACAGAACCCAATAAACCAACCATTTTCAATTCCTTCTGCGTATTCTTCTGAGGCAAATACATTTTCCCAAACTTCACGAGTTATATCAAGACCGTTCTTATTCGTTATATTGGAATCAGCACATTCACCTTCAAATGTACCGATGATTACAGGATTATTCAGATCAGCCGCTTTTACCGAACTTTTCTTCATTGTTATCTCCTTTCGAACACACTATGTTCTAAAGCATTTTCTTAGCAACACCTGCTGAAAGTCTAACAAGACCACCAACAAGTAATGTCTTAGCAAGTTCCTTTATAATGCCAGATTCAACAGGTTCATCACCATCACCTGGAACTACAACATCAATAGATTCATCAAGATTTTCATAGGCTTCAAGATTTGTATCTTCAACCTTATCAACAACTTGATCGTCTACGGATACATCTGTTGAATTATCGGTATCTATTATATATAAGGATGAACCAATATTCAACTGAATTTGACCATCTATTGTTTCTGAAATCCCTATATCATAATCTTTAAGTTCATCTACTTTTGATAAAAGATCAATGAGTGATGCAGGTGTAAATACTATACTATCCATATTCGTTACTTCCTTTCTATTTATGATTGTGATCCATTTCGGATTCTAAGACCTGTAATTGTTACATCTTCCATATTGGATACAGTAAGGAAGAATTCCCAATTTGTATCATTTTTAGGTAAGAAATCAGTATTGTTATGGTTCAACTCCGGTGTAGTTGCTAATAGTGTGTTGTCCTTATAGAATTTTAGCACAAGTTTACCATTAGCACCTTCATCCGATTCAATCTTGAATGTAGAATTTGCAAAATAAGTTAAACCTTCTACACCTAAACTAACAAATCCTGCGTGTTCTACCGTTGGGTTAAATGTATACCAATCTGCACTAAATCCCCATTGCCCGTAATCTTCATCGGAAGTTATGAACCCAATGTACTGACTAGCATCACCTATAAGATTTCCAATGATCCAAGAATCTGCCCAATCACGGTGATACATTGTGCAATCAGTTACATCAAATTCTACTACTGTACCGGGAACGAACAAGGTTGCAGGTACACATATGTTTTTGCCATCAGCATCCTGTATACGAATACCTGTACCTTGCACCCACTCACCTGTAGCAGGTGTTGTAGTGTTATCTGCAAATGTCAAGTTTGCAGACTGTTCAGTATCAACAAGGCTGGATGTAAAGTCCCAATTGTATGTCCAACTTGTTGATGTAGGTACAAATGTACCGAAAGTTGAAGTTCTCGGTGGTTTGTTTACAAGTATAGGTGTAGTTACATTCTGACCACCTATAGAATCAGTACGTGTTCCATTTGTTCCGAAGCAATATGCATCGTATTCTTCCCCTGCCTGATCATAATAATAAGGATAATTTGCTTGATCAATATGGACTACTTGCAAACCTGTTGTATCCCAAGTACCTCCACTCCAATTTGGAAATCTGTAACCTTGCTCAAATGCATGGTATGTTTCATTACCAACATCATCTAAGTTAGATGCACACATTCTAGTAAAGTCAGAAGAATAATTAATAAATATCCAATGATCTAATGATGAGAAGTCTAGTACACCTGGCATCGGACGATCATGACCTGAATAATTCTCTACATCATTAGGTTTGTAGAACATTTCAGAAAAATCTGTAACATCATGCACATCCCAAGAAGATAAATCTACATTTATGAGATAATGTAAATTACTAAACATATTGGACAATGATGCATCATCAATATACCAATTACGTGCAATAATTGTTTGGAACTTCGGACTATCATTTATAATATCTGAACCAGTAAATCCGAATATTTCAGATAAACTTGTATGGTCTCCAAAACGTATGGTCATGTTGTTCCATACAAGTTTATTTATATCTGAGTTTTGGAAGAAATCTGTGTAACATCCTTCGCCATGACTTAAACTCATTCCATGACTATCAGGTAGTATCAGCACAGAGTGATCACTTACTGATCCGAATGAAGCACTTTCAAACATACTTGATAGGTCAGTAGATTCTCCAATGTTCCAAGAACTCATGTCAAATATGTATCCATCATATTCTTGCGAATATGTACTAGGAAGAATTGCGTTTTTGAACATTGAATCACATGTGAAGTAACCGTTATCATTAATCCATCCATCAAAATCAGTGCTAGAGTAATTATGTAGATCACAACCTTCGAACATTCCAGAAACAGATTCTATAGAATTTATGCTCCAGTTACTAAAAATTCCTGATGGGACTTTACGATGTTCACCAGTATATCCATAACTGAACATGAATTCAAAATTGGTTACTCTACTTACATCCCAGTTTTCTAATCCATGAACCTGTAATAATAAATCAGCCAGTGATTGCGAGCTAGTTGCAAACATGTACGACATATCTGTAACACTACTTGTATTCCAGGATGAAGTGTGTAAATCATTATAGAACTCTTTAGTGGATTCAAACATATGGGACATATTCGTAACATGACTTACATCCCAAGATGATACATCCCCATATACAACTGCACCACGGAACATGTTCTCCATAGTGGTGACACTGGAGGTATCAAGATAAGATATATCTACATAAGTATCACAATCTTCAAACATACTCTCCATAGTTGTTACATTAGATGTATCCCAATGTAGCTCCGCTTGTGACCCCTTGTATTCTTTGAATGTACTATTCATGTACATAACATTTGAAGTATCTAGATGTTCAGGAATAGGTATATCCGAACCCTCAAATGCATAGTTCAAATTTACAAGTGAATCTAGTTTCAAGTTGGATAAATCATCACCATAGAAATATCCTGTGTAATCATATTGGAATATTCCACTCATGGTAGTTACATTTGCTGTATCCCATTCCCTGATACCGTATATGCAATGTATGTGGTCCATACTCGCAAAGGTATTGGATAGATTTGTTATGTTCTGAGTACTCTCCATATCAATACCCAGGTATTTACATGGGTTATCAGCAAACAGATTCTCTAATGATGTGAGATTATACGCATCCCAATTTCGGAATGAAATAGTTTCTGTACCATTTATTGCTGCAAGTATGTCCTTGAAATTCTGCAAGTTAGTAAATTGCAACGGGGTATCACAATAATAAAGCCCATCGTCATAGTACACGTAAGTAGTAGGGTCAGTTGTATCTAATGATTGAGCATGCATTCTGAATTCTTCAGCAGTTTCACCAATGGACTGGGGCTCTTCGTAGTAGTAAGACTCACTATTTTCAGGTAAGTGATACTCCAGTACAGCTGTATCATAACCTGTTTCAAGTGGTAAGAACCTATAAGCACTACTAGACGCAGATCTTAATTGATTGATACCACTGGAACTTAATGTGACGAATCCAGAAGGTGTAGCAGGTGTAAATGTTCCAAATCCAGAACCAGCTTTCGGTTCAGCAATACCTTTACCATATGGATTAAATGCGTAATATGGGTAATCAAACTCCCCAGATTCATACTGAGATAATCCAGTCCTATCCCAAGTACCATTCCAATTTGGGAATCTATAGGTGTTCTCACAAGGTTTTTCGTTGAACCAACAGCAAGGTACAGGATAGCCATTACCATAATAGTCCACATCATCCTCAGTAGCATCCGGATCTGAACAATGTAGCACGGATCCGCACATCTCATAGAAGTCTACACCACTAGAAATATCCCAATCATCCAATGATGAGTAATCAATGATACCCGGAGATGGACTAGCCTCATCAGGTTCTAGAGCTTCTAATCTACTAAACATTTGCCGGAAGTTAGTTATGTGTGATACATCCCATCCAGATAAATCTATTGCACATAACTTACGCCAACGTGTGAAGAAATTAGATAAATCTGTTATAGATGGATCAAATGTCCAGTTTTTAGCTTCAAAGTAGTATATATGATTATCTGCAAAGAATGCTTTTATCTTATTCAATGTAGATACACTGTCAACATGTATGTTATTCAGCACCACTTTAGGTACGCTACATAGATCCATTGCATGTGAATAATATGTTAAATTGCTGAAATTAAATGTTGGCAATTTAATATAGAAGTTATCAGGATGTTCTACATTTAATGGAACTGCATAATATCCAGTGTCTCCTACATAAACATCCTCTGAATATGCTGGATGTATATCATCATCTTCATAGCGTGAATAATGGTAGTAAATAGGTTTAGATGTAAATCCGTGAAACATGTGTTCTACATCTGTCACATTCCGTACATCCCATTCAGAAAGATCTAATGGTAAACAAATACCTCTAGCATCTGCAAACATGCTATTCATATCTTGTGCAGATGAACTTACTTTCATAGAGGAGAAATATCCAGTCTCATATTCAGATGTTGGACTGACCCATGCAGATAATGAATATGCACCTCCAGACCCATATGCTGATATACTATGTGTATCTGTATGAGTATCATAATCATCTCGTACATATACACTCTGTTTACCTAGAACACCCTCAAGCATGTGGCTGAAGTTTACACCACCAGAACAATCAAGGTTCATCAATGCAGCACTATCGGATGGTAGCTGATAAAACGCATAAGAGAAATTGGTTACACTACTTACATCCCAGTTTATCGCATAACCTGAATATGCGTGTGGGATATAACCATTGGTCAATGTGAACTTGTAAAAATCATATGAAGCAGTTGAATAATCATCTGGAGATACTTTTTCAGATTGATAGAACATCCCTTCCATATTCTCAAGATTAGGAGTACAGTCAACGTCATATTCGTAGAAACTTATGAAAATGGAAGAACCATCATATCCAGTTATACTACTAAACATGTAGGATGTATCTGTAAGATACGGAAATCCACCATTGGAATTAGCATAAAGTTCCCCGGAACTCGTTCCAGCATTTAGATCTGCACCATCAAACATATGTGACATACTAACTGCGTATTTAGCAAAATCATATTCGTAATCATGTAGCTGTACATAAGCTATAGTAGAATGATAGAACATGTAAGATGCATCTACTTCACGATTGAATGTAAACCATCCGGAATTGATACTATCTGCATCAATGTTTGCAAGCATATATGTTGCATCTATAGGATATGCTGATTCATGAGTAGAAGATCCAAAAATGAACTTCGCACCATCCATCAGATAATATCCCGAATGAGTATTTGTACCCGGTTTAGCACCATCAAACATATGGCTTACATTTTCAATATTTGGTAATTCAACTGAATCAGATCCGTATATATTAGAGAATTCACCATTAAATTCAGAAAACATATATGATGCGTCTGTTACGTTTGCCAGTACATCCATGAATGCGGAATGGCCTTCTGGGATTTCGTATACGCTTCCATTGAAGATACCCATAAAATAATCTGCACTTCCTTGGAACATCCCCTTAGTAGATGTGACATTAACTGCGGAATCTATTCCAAATAACTGCCATGTAGTGTGTACATGATATGCAGGATCAGCATTACGTCTAGTAAGTTCAGTAGATTCTCTAGATGCAAACAAATAATCCATATTAGTTACTCTAGAATAATCCCAATCCAATAAATCTACAAACAAGTCATTTGGATTATCTTGCGGAGATAAACAAGTGTAAAATGCGTTCATGACCGTATGGATATTGTCATCATCTAAGAATCCGATTGGATCAGCTTCGCAAGTATAGAATATCTGATCGTTCAAATCTGTTGTAGTTCCTGAGTGTTCCCAATCCCCACTTACTGCGTATATAGGATATTCGTCCATTGATGTAGGAATTGTAGATGTCGGATATTGCTTAATTTCTGAAGCATCGATGTAATCAGTAGTATTGGTGAAGTCTCCACCTATGTAGTACCCAGAGTAATATCCAGTTTCCGGATTGTATAATTGAACGATACGTCTGAGCGCAGGAGTATAATATCCTGAAGATGGTAACAATTCTGCGAAATCATCAGCATATTCATTTGGAAGATATGTGTAGTCAACTCCTTGGAAATGCCACTTCGTCATATCCTGTGTAATCATTGTAAGATTATAGAACGGATCTGTAGTTCTTGTGCTATAGTTTACTTCACCTTCAGCAGTCCACCAAAATATTGTTTCTGTGTCATCTTCATTTGTAACAAAATCAAGATACAGATTCTCTTCAGTACTAAATACATTTGGGTCAACAAGATAACCTCTTTTCTCATCTGCTTGTTCAAAATAAACAGAACGACTACGAGAAGGAAGTTTCTCCAAGAATATTTTATTTAATGCTCCAGAACTTGTTGCTCCTGTTGTAAGATAGAAATCATGATATGCAGGAGGCTCTGGGCCGGGTTCAATGGAACCTTTCAGGAATTCGTTGATGCTTCCTATCTGTATCTTCCAAACAACTTGTACAACTTGATTTGTTCCAACTTTCAATATATTCTCTTTGAGAATCTTTCTATTTTCTGGAACAGTCATGTCCCAATTAGATTCATTTGGAGGTCCGATTCTATATCCTGCAAGAAGCCCATTCTCACTACCAAGTTGCCAAGTCTTTTTCGACCATAGACCTGCTTCGGTAATGAACACATAATCTTTACCTTCTTCACGAAATTGTTTCAATGCTCCAGTGCTAATCATAGCACTATAAACTACATCAATTACTTTAGGCTGTTCGGATGCGTATTCTGGAACAATGTCACGATAAGAAATCTCAACTCTAGGAAATGTGGTAGAAATGAGTTCCATGTTTATAGTTCTACCATTCGATGGTTGAGCAGTACCAGGTAACTTAGTCCATTTGGAATCATCGAATGGTCCGGCAGGAATAGATGTATCAGAAGTACATTCGTATAAGAATCCTTTGTACATTACTTGATCCGCATCATGACCTGAAGATGCAGCTCTATAAGAAGAAGTAACATCATAGGATGTAAATGCGTATCCAAGTCCAGGATACTTTCTTCCATTATTGTCATCTCTTGGATATCCATCAGCCCCATAACCCGGAACACGTTTCATGTACTCAACAAATCGTGCTTCTTCGTTGTAGGATACAAACGCATTGTAAGCTGCATCATAAGCAACTTTAGCATCATCCCTTGCTTGTTTCTTACCAGCAATTCGGTTTGAGCATACTTGACAAGACTCGCAAGCCGTAGTTGCAGGATAGTATGGGCATTCATCTTCAAGTGCTGCTTCGGCATCATCTAATGCGGCTTTGGTTGCATTCATTTCATCAAGAAGTCTTTGATACTCAGGATCTGTAGAGCTTGGAATTTCATCACCAATTCCAGCAGGAAGTCCTTCTGAATCTTGTTCCTGATTTAGAAGACCCATTGTTCCAAGTGAGATATATCTCGGAACATAGTTAGAAAGCATGGAGTAACCTGGATTAAGTCCATGCCGTTCATTTGGCATAAAATCACCAATGAGATGATGTGCAACACCATACAGGAGTGAATTAGTAGCAGCATTATGGCCACTTACTTCTTGAACTACTTCCCCTGTCAATCTATCAAGAACTTGAATAGATACATTTTGTTTTATATCTAGTTTCTTTGCAATTTCTGAAATATTCTGCATGTCTACCCCCTCTACGGAATCTCGGAAGTTGTAGATTCTTCATCATGTACTGTAATCGTTGTAGTTCTATAAGAATTAGTTCCTTTGATTTCTAATCTATATTCTCTTGGTGAAAGTTCTTTATCCAATGGAGTTGCAGTATCACCTGATTCTAGTTTCCACTGCTCTATGTGAACATAACGAGTAGTTGATTCACGTGTTCCTGCGGAAACATCATATATGTCTATCCACGGGTTAGTAGATGCACCCACGTCTCGGTTTTGTGCAACAAATGTAAGTGTCAAGTAATCAGAATGTCCGTTTGGTATGTTAATATCACTAATGTAATTTATCTTCTTTCCCCAAACAATAGATATACAATATTCTTCAGGTACAATATCTTCATAGCGTATATCTACATTCCATAACTGAATTGTATAAGTTTTACCAGCAACCAAATCTTCAGTTAATGGAATCCTATATATGAGAAATGTATCAGATCCACTAGGTTCATAAAAATCTGGTACAGATGATAAAAAATTAGGATTTACATTTATTTCTGGTTCATGTATATCAATCCGTCTATGAAGATTTGGATTTGTAAATCCTGTTACTTGGTCTTTATCATATGCAATTTGATCTTCAACTGTACCATCCTCGGTCTGAACCCAACCGGAACCTGCACTTGTAATCGGATAAGGAACTTCATTTCCATCTGCATCTATGTATGTTAAGTTTTGAAGGTCGGATTCTGTATAAGTTTTATCTGGATTTGGCCAAATTGTAGAGTCTGACATACTACCACCTCCATTACTTCTTATAAGATTATACAAGGTTGGGTTTCTATGAACACATAGAAAGGGTGGTGAGCAAGTCTGCGCACCACCCTTGGAACAACTTATTTAACTATAACATAACCATCCTTGTCAAACTCATAATCAACTTTATTGATTCGAACTGTTCGACTTGATGGATACCATCCTTCGGCAGTAGTAAACCACTTACCTTTAGAATCTGATTTCCAATACCCCTTCTGCTTGTAAGTTTGCTTACCGTTCGCATCTAAGAACAACCCATCAATCCACTCGATATTTGCCATGTGTCCATCAGGATATAGATAGTACTTGCAACCATTTATGGTTTGCCATCCTGTAAGCATAGCACCATCAGCACCAAGGTAGTACCAACCGCCTTTGTAAAGTTCCCACTTGTTCTTCACCATGTTGCCATTTTCATCGTAGTAGTACCACTTGCCGTTCTTCTTAACCCATCCGGTCTGAATCTCTATATCACTGATGTATCTTGTACCTTGATATAGACCACAAGACCATCCGGACTTATGCTGAAGCCATGTGTTACCACTAGCATCATGACGAAGTTTTGTACAAGTAACCTTGTCACCCTTTTTCAAAGATCCTGTTGATGCATACTTAGTTCCCGGACCCTTTCGAATCTGTACACCATCATACTTAACTTCATAAGTATTGTCTACTTTGTATCCATCCATTTCCTTTGGTTCTGGTTCCGGTGTTTCATTATAAACAGGATGACCATAATCAAGGATATCACTATTAGAGCGATAATAGCTCTTCGCCTTTACACCGGATACACCACTGCTTACATAGCAGTTACCTTCATAAGTATAAATCATCTTATCAGTTACTTTGTAAACGAAACCAATGTGTCTTGGATATGGAAGTGATCCGAAGTAAACTGCACATCCTACAGTTGGATTGTTGTCTACCCTTCCAATACTTTTCAGATATTCTCTCGAATACCTTACACCTGCTCCTAAACTGTCCTTTGGACGATTTAGAACTGTTCTTGCTCTGTCTTCTCCCAAGGCATTTATGAAATTCCAATCGAAGAAAACTGTGCACCAATCATATCCGTACTTGTTCCCGTTGTACCAATCCGGATGATTCTTGTCGATATCAAGTGCATATTTAGACTTTCTATCTTTACAAGTATATCCGGTTGCTACTTGGTCTGCAAAGGATTTTATTACCTTCTCAAGTTCAGTCATGTTGGCGTCACCTCCTTTCATTAAAGAAAACTTTGTTTTTGTGTTACTATCTCATATTGTCGGATGATTCTTCAGAATCTGTATCCGAATCAATATCGACATCTGAATCTACTTCTGGTTTCTCTTCAATAGGTTCGGCTTTTGAGTCCACACCCTTTGAGAGAGAACGGTTAGCATTTGGAAGTACATACTGAATGATAATATCTTTTGCCTCAAAATCCCAAGACAAGAATTGATATACATCCAAGTTTTGATTTGTATTAGACATTGATATTGCAACAGGAGTAACAGTTGCCGCACCACCGATACCATGAGATGTAGTACCACGGGATGCAACGGCAGATATTACGAAACTTCCTGTAGGTAACTGTGGACTCCATATGGTTAACCCACTTGCCCCACTTGCAGGGATAGTCCAAGAGGATTCTTCGTTATGCCATACAACTTCGTAAACATCACTATCGTCAATCCACTTTCCAACCACTTGCTCTGTAGTAGAGTAAGTATGAGAGTCACCGCCACTTTCCTGTATCAAATCAACAATCGGCTGAAACTCCTCTGTGATATACTCAATCTCCATGTCTCCCGTACTGCTCTCTATGTGGTTATACCCAAATAGTGATTTTATGGGTAGGTTGGTGGGAGTGATGGTTTCGGTGGTGGGGGTGGTGAGTTCGTAGGCAAACATTTGACCCGTCACGGCGGTTTTGAATGCCGTAGCATCTGTGTATCTATGGTCATGAACACAAACATTGGCAACATTATCGTTTGTGCCGTTATATATTACACTGTTCCAATCAATATTAAACGACTCTTCATGCCACAACGATTCATAGCACGATGAATAAAGTCTCATTGTTCTTGAATCGCCCTTTTTCATATCGGCTATTCCACTCGATTCAAAGCGAGCATAGGTTGGATTATAAGTCCAAGTCAAATCTCCCAAATCAATCACGGACATTTCACTCGTCACTTCCCCATTCACGCAATCCTCACTCCCTCGGTAGATAGCAGAGGGGAAGGTGGTGGTGTGGGTGGTGGAGGTGTAGGGTTCGTAATCGGTCGCTGACGTGCCTTTCTCAAACATGAGTTTTATCTTAAAGTTTGAGAATTGCACACCAGTAGGAACTCGCAACATGTATGATGTGATATAATAATTGGTTAATGTTACCGTTTTGGTATTGTTTGCCGTTCCAAAATAAATACTTGTAGATGTATCATCACCAAAGCGAATTGAAGCATCCCCACTTAATGCCTGTGGATTATTCAAACTCCATGTATATGTGCCGTTAAGTGTCATCGGTTTTTCAATAGGCACAGTTAAAAATACATTAGAAGATGTTCCATTCAAAACAGCATATCCATCAGCATCATGTGTAATGGTAATTCCGCTTGTAGAACCATCCGGAATATCCGAAACGAGATTCTTCCCCCTCACCTCAATCTCCCCCTCCGTATATGCCGTTATGGGGCAGATGTTGGAGTAGGGGGTGAAAGGTGGTAAATTCGATGTTACATCACCCTTAACAAACATCGGAGAAATTGTAAAATCAACTTGAATATTCTGCATGATTTGTATGAGATATTTATTTACTGTTTTCTCAGACATATGAGCATAACCATAATATGCACGATTTATGCTTGCCATGCTCCATGTATCAACAACAATAGCGTCATTATAAAATGAAAACTGAATAGACGACTGTGTATTATCCGCCTGTGTATTCAAAAATGAAACAGTATGTTGCGAGCCATCGGGTATAACATATTGCTCACATGAAAACTCACAAACGGCGTCACCACCTGTTGCCGTTCCTTTCACAGTATATTTCCCGTTGCCGTCACTGACAAATGTTACCCCATTGTTAGTAAGTGTCTTTGCTTCTCCGGGTCTGAGCAGATTAACACCTGCTCCCCCTACCCACGGCTTATCATATCCATGCAAATCTTGATTTCCTTGGATGGCGGTTACGCACTTAACAAGGGGAGCAGATGCTCCGTCTGTAATCTCGATGGGATTTCCACTTGCGGTCTTGGTTACGGATGCTTTATCTTCTATTTCCTCTGTAATCTTATTACTACTCCATGTAGTATCTGTATCTGTTGCGGTATCATCAATTATATTATCAATCTTATCAGTTATGGATTCACCATTGATCTCTACATCCTGTGCAGTTACTACACCTTCTTTAGATACTTTGAAAGTTGCATCGGAATAATCATCTTGTGATCCACCACCTGCAAACAAGTATCC